GTTTTATTTGGTTATGACCGAAATAAAGCATAAACCACCAGAGTCCTCACGCACATCCGCGTGAACTTCCTTTAGGTGGATTTAGTATGCTCTTGACCAAATATGCTGGTCAAACATACTTGGGGCACTAAGGGTGCCAAACCAGGATTTGTTACAACTCTAAGAACCCAATTCAAAGAGAGGTGTGAGATTTAATACGCAATGAAAGTACTCAAGCAATCTTGCGGAGTGGTTTAAGGACGTTACTCAGGTCCGGTTGGGGCCCTAATGGCCCCAGGTACTGTATTGTACAACAGGGTACTAACTGTTTGCCAACGGCACCAGCTGTGACCTGTAATGTTGCGGTACGTTTGAAAAGTACGGTTCCCTCTGAATGAGGTAAGGCACTCCTATAAAACAACCAAACTGGGTGTCCTCTGCAGCAGCCCGGTAAATTTGGTACTCTTGGTTCTGAACTTCGAGCCCATTACCGACCAGGCTGTGCAAACGCAAATGGGTCTGATTAAACCCAGCTTGACGGAAAGTTGTAGTGACAACACCTGGTGCTATTGTACCAGGTGTCGAATGATTGTACCGTACAAACGAAGCGTCGTATGGAGGAATGTACACCCTGTCAGCTCCCGCGCCGTTCTTTAACAGCAGCATATTTCTGTACTCCCCATAAGGCGCCCGAGGAACATCGGAACTTTCGTCTGGGAACATAGTTTGAGTGATTGCCATAGGGGCTCCGCCGTCCTTATGAATGGTCAAAATCACTCCACCCCTACCATACAAATACAAACTACCAGCATAACTGTAAAAATCAAACCATTGTTTAAAACCAGCTGCACCAATAGAGGACGAATAAAATTGGTCCACCACAAATGGGCGTCTTTGTGGAAACTTTGTACCACCGAACTTCTCCACAATCTTGCTTTTCATAGCAACTTGCTTCATAGAAAGCAGCTTCTCGCCAATTGCGAGCTCTGCCATAGAAACGGTAGCACTAGGCTTTACACTTGACCCAATGGGCTTCTCAACGAGTGTTGTGTCCTTTACTTCCAAACCTGACTCGTACACAACGGTGTCAAGCGTCCTTGCATCGCCTCCGAAAGGCTCTGAATCGTCCGTAGTAGAGACCCTAAAGGGCCAATACACGGGGTCAGTCGGCACTGCAAATTCCATGTCGTCGCAGCCGTGGACTCGAATGCCCACGTCTATTTGATCTGAGACTGAAGTGTCATTCCTAACCAATTGGTTCAGGACGAAAACGTGCATGTAACCGTAGGGAAGCCCGACGGGCTTATACGGCGTAGGGGAAGTGTATGGGAAACTGAAACTGAACTCAGACCCAGACCTGATATCAACAATGTCTTTGTGGCAATTGATTGCGTCAGCAATTGTATTCACTCGCGGTTGTAAGAAAGGCGGCGTCATGCCACCAAGGTCCGTGTAAAATGGTTCAAAAACCACCATTAAACGACCGCTGTGGAAAATTGTCTTCGAAAGCTTAACGCACACACCCAAGCTCCCTCTGTAATAACCAAACAGGTTGGCTATGTAAAACATTGGGTGCGCAATAACAGCAGATTGCTGATTGCCAGACACTGATGCAGGAAATCCGGATTCGGCAAACATTAGACCAGGGTCCAGTGGCAAAGTGAAGAGCTTGGTACCTGTGGGCGTCGCAACTCCGTAATTAAAGCGGAATATTTGACTTTTAATGCCACAGAGATAGGCAAAAGACGTCTCGTCTTGAGAAGTCAAGCCTATTTGATCAGTAGCTCTCACCTGAGCTAGTGTTGTCTGTGCTAGAGGTTCTGCGTATTCCTCTCCGTCAACGTGTGTGAGCTTCGCTACATCACGCTGGACATACACTATAGGGGTCGTGTCCCTAATTGGCCTAGACCAACCAAAGACTGAAGCTACCCCGCTAGCCACGCCTGAAGCCCACGCAAGGGGCTCAGTAAGAGGAGTGAGAATTGGCACGGCACTAGCAGTGGTCATAACTGACGAAACTTTCGCCAGAGCTTTGGACCAACTACCTTGGTGCTCTGCTTTCTCCTCTTCATGGAAAGAAATCTTCTTCTTGCGAGAAGACCTGAACTGGTCGCCTGCCTCATAAGTCACCTGAAAAGTTGAAGTGGGGGCCTGTAAATCGACGTCGCTGTAAGACATGTACACTGTGTAAGGTACAGGATTGCCTCGGTGAGACAGCGTGGTCGTAATTAAAAAGACACCAGTATTGTACCGGCGCTCAATAAGATCGAAATGTGTATACGGGCCCCTATGGGGAATCGTGAGAGAGACCTCAGTGTCAGTGTTGAAATCCAACTCGACATGAGTAAGTTGTGTAACGTGCCGATGGTCGGAACGTCGCTCGGTTGTCTCTATGGTAGCCGGAAGGAAGCTCACACACACAGTGCCCTGTGTGTACTTGTCAGCATTCACAACCAACCTTAAAGTCACAGAAGCTCTAAGCCCATGATAGCCACGCAGTTTTTCCAAATGAAATGGTGATTCCACCAAAATTCGGTCGTGACTGTTAAAAGCCAGCACCCCGGCGTCAGGGGGGGTGAATACGCCTGTAAGAACAGGCACGGGTTGGCTCAGCAATTCGTGAATTGAAAGCGAGCTGTAGTCGATGGACGACAAAATGTCGTATTTGGTTCTATCGACGAGGACTGGCTCTGCAGGTTTCGCCTGGTCGTTGGCCGAAAAAGCCGTTGTTGCGTGGACCTGCGGGGTCTCTGTGACCACCTCGTGTGTGGTGGTGTCTTCTTGAATTTGTTCAGCAGTTCAATAAAATCACAGCCCGGCGAGAACTAACGCCATGGCTGCTACCCAGCTGGCCTGGATTTTGTGCACTATCCTGGGCCGGTAAAGCTTAAAAGCTAAGTGCCTTACTGGAGAGAGCCTACGTGCCTTGGTTTAAACTGGGAATTTCTTTCCTCAGCGCGCGGTGTACCAGACTCCAGAGTTTATTTAAGTGTGACCCTCTACAGGGGTATGTCTCTTTAAACATACAAAACTTGGAACTTGCCTCTATGGGAAGAACCGCTCTTTAGAACCAGGTAGCTACACCTGTCCGCCTACACTCCGGCGACTGGAGATCAGGATCGAAACCTGTGACGGTTTATAGCCCCGTCAGGCTGTAGATTGCTGCGTGTTTAACGTCACGCCGGACGGGGTCACACCTAAGTGTGAAGGGCCACCCATTCTGGCACATGCTGCACCGAATCCTCCAAAGCAGCCTTGTAAGACATAGCCGTGAAGGCCCCGGCGCCAAACACCTCATCAACAACGGCTTGAAGCCGTTGCGCCTGCACATCGTAGTATTGCTTGCCATGCAACACCCACTCGCGGCACGCATTCTCGCAATTGTCGAGCGTAATGCTGTCTGCACTTGCTCCCTTCTTCGTCCAATCCAACATTGAGAAAATGGTCTTCTGATCCAATGGAGCAACCCACCTCTGCAATGGGTCGTCAAAACGGAACCCACGTTTGAGGAAGGTGCAAAGATCAAGAAGACGCCAAGCGGGGGGATCGAGGTCGTCCTTTTTGTCACTCGTGTAACCGAGACCCAACTCAGGAAACACCATCATGAGCGTACGCTGATTGTAGCGCTTGATAGCCCACTTTGAAATGTTCTGAATGTTGTCGTCACCGTACATTTTGAGTTCCACGTTAGACTTGAAACCCCGCAAGGCTTCTCGGCGTGAATTGTACTCGGGCTTCATAAGCCTGAGCCATGCCATTCTGAACATAATCATACCAAAAATGCAATTAATGATAGTAGTCATT